CGCGCATTTACACCCCAAGAGACTCGTATGTTGTTGAAACAGACGACATTTACACAATCACTACTTTGAAGACTTCTACCGCGGCTGACGGTGTTTTCGATGAGACCTGGACCGCCTCAGATTTCCAAACAGAGCCTTTGAACGGCATCTCTGGTGGCATTGTTTCGCCTATCACAAGCATTAGGGCTGTGGGCGACTACCTGTTCCCCCTTTCCGGCGGGGAAGCTACTGTGCAGATTGTGGGAACTTTCGGTTGGGACGAAATCCCGACAGCGATTACTCAGGCGTGCATTCTTCAGGCGTCTAGGTACTACAAGCGTGCGGACAGCCCGATGGGGGTGGCTGGTTTTGACGCTATGGGCGTAGTTCGGTTGTCGAGGATCGACCCGGACATTGCAACGCTCATTGAACCGTTCTGCAAGGTGCGGATGGCGTAATGACGGACATTACAGCTCTCCGGCAAGCGATTGCGACTAACCTTGCGACTATTTCTGGGTTGAGGACTGACTCAGAGGTGCCCGATAACCCGAATCCGCCAGTGGCGATTGTCGAGCTTGAGGGTATTGATTACGACGGCGCAATGCAACAGGGTTTGACTACTTTGATGTTCAAAATCATTGTTATTGTGTCAAGGCAGTCTGACAGGGTTTCGCAGAGATCTCTGAACGCTTATGCTTCGCAGGATGGTGCTCGCAGTATCAAGATTGCGGTAGAATCGGATAGGAGTCTAAATGGCAACGCGATGGACTGTAGAGTTCAAAGCCTAACCAGCGTCGGCTCTCTGGAACTGAACAACACAGAATATAGCGCTATAGAGTTTTCTGTAGCAGTATATGTATAAGGAGAAATAAATTGGCAAAATATGTCGTGACATCACAGAGCGTCACAATCAACTCTGTGGACCTGTCCGCTGACTGCGCTAGAGCCGAATTGGTCATCAGTTCTGCCGACGTGGAGACGACGGACTTTTCAAGCGGTGGCTTCGTAGAGCTTCAGGGTGGGCTAAAGAGTGGGGTTTTGAACCTCGACTTCCACGCTGACTATGCTTCAGGCAAAGTTTCCGACACACTTGAGCCCCTCGTGGGACAGGTAGTTACCTTCGAGGTCATTGCCGGAGGAGCCACTGTGGGCGCCGAGACACCGAGCTTCTCGGGTTCTGTCTTGATCAACAGCTTCACCCCCGTGGCTGGTGCAGTGGGCGACTTGGCCACGTTCAGCGTGTCCTTCCCCACCTCGGGAGCAATCACCAAAGCAACATCCTAACTAGGAGCAACATAAATGAAAATCAACCTACACATTCAGTTCGAGGACGGTACAGCTAAAGACGTAAAGTGCAACGCTGCGGATCTGGTTGCTTTCGAAAGAGAGTACGACGTTTCGGTTGCGAAGCTTGGGGATGACCCCCGCGTTGGATGGTTGTTGTACCTGGCTTGGCACTCTGAGAAGCGCACTGGTTCGACCAAGGAAAGCTACGAGAAGTGGCTGGAGAAGGTTGAAACGGTAGGTGAGTCAGACGAAGACCCAAAATCCAAGGGCTAGGCGAGAGCTCAGCCCACTGGTTTATAGCCGGTCTAGCCGTCGAAACGGGTATCAGTCCTAGAGAGTTGCTGGAACTTGATCCTAGAATGCTATGGACCATGCACAGGTGGTTGGTAGCAAAGAATCTGCCAAGATAAGGAGACCGCCCCCACTGTGGGGCGGTTTTCTTATTAGGTAGAATAGTAGAGAGATTGGCGGTGTGAAATGGCTTACGAGTATGAGTCGCAGTTGGCTGTAACTGATTACAGAATGATAATCCGCGAGTTGAACAAAATTGAGCCTGCACTGTCGCGGGGCTTCAAAAAGAACTTCAAGAGCATTGCTGAGCCTGTTCGTGACGGTATTCGGTCGAGCATCCCTTCGTCGGCTTCCGGCGTTCCGAGCGGGATGAGGAGAGTGCGATCCCTGACTGGTAAGACGTGGAACACTACGCGTAACGCGCGAACTGTTTTGGTCAAGTTCCGCGCCCCCAAAGCAAGCCTTACTAAAGCGTTGGGCATCATCTCTTTGCGAGTTGTTTCTCCGGCTACAGTCATTGCTGACATGGCAGGTAAAGGCGGCTCTAGCATCGACGGCCAAACTACTCAGCCTTACGAGTATCACATCAGGGGCGTGAAGACAACGCGTAAGCACAAAGTCAACGGTCAGGGCAAAGCTTTGATCGCCGCGTTTGGCACAACGCCGTCTCGTTACATTTACCCTGGCGCTGAAAGCAAAGGCGACGAGGCGAGGCAAAAGTTTTTGGACGCCGTAGGCGAAGCCATGGACACTATTGAACGGAATATAAATGGCCGGTAAAAGCGTTTTTCTAACCCTTGTCTCTAAGCTAAAGGGCAAGGGAATTGAGGAAGCCACTAAGGACTTCAAGAAGCTTGGTGGGCAGTTTGAGAAGCTAAACCGTAATGCGCTGAAGCTTGGTGCGTCTTTTGCCGCTTTGAAAGTTGGTCAGGCTGGCGCACGATTCATTGGTGATTCGGTCGAGCAGTCTCGTGACCTGACGAGGAACTTGAACGGTTTGCAGACCGTGTTTGAGGGCACGACGTCTCAAATGGTGGACTTTGCGAAGAACGCTTCTGACATGGGTCTGTCCATGAATCAGGCGGCTAAGGCTTCTACGTTTATTGGTTCGGTTTTGAAACAGTCTGGTTTCTCTATTGCTGAGACCGCTGATCTGACAGAGCGCCTGGTTGGTTTGGGTACTGACTTGGCTATCACTTATGGTTATGACGTCCAAGAGGCGTTGCTGGGTATGACAGCCCTGTTCCGTGGTGAGTATGACCCGATCGAGAAGTTCGGTGTCGCCATGAAGCAGTCGGAGATCAACGCTGAGTTGGCTGCTAGGGAGCTAGATAAGTTGACGGGCGCTTCTCGCCGGTTGGCTGAACAGCAAATCCGTGTCGAGTTACTGTTCGAGCGTGCCGATGACGCCCTTGGGCAGTATGCGAAGCAGGCTGGCACTTTGTTCGCAGCGCAACAAACCTTGCGGGCTGAGTTTACTAACCTTCAGTCCTTCATCGGTTACGCGCTTACGCCTGCGTTCGCTGAGCTTGCTCTAGCGCTGAGACCTTTGGTTGTGGAGCTCGCACCTGTCTTGCTGGCAACGTTCAAGGCTTTGATCCCCGTTGTGGAGTCGTTGACTGCTAATAAAGAGCAGTTCGCTAAGACCGTTTTGGGCGCCTTAGAGGTCTTGCTTGGTTTGGTCAAGGTGTTTGGCGCTGTTGCCACTGTTGTCTTCAACAACATCACTCTGGTCAAAAACCTTGCTATTGGCTTTATTGGTCTTCAAGTTGCCTTTGCTATCACGGCGGGTTTGAAAACCGCGTTTGATTTGCTGACCGGGGCGATTGCGGCTACCGCGGGGGCAGCTGCGTACACTAATAAACAGCTTGCGATTATGCGAATCCGCCTGGCTACGACTGGTATTGGCCTGATCGCGGTCCTTCTCGGTTCTGTAGCTGCCGCGTTTATGACGACTGGCAAAAAAGCCGAAGAGGGTCTGGGTACCGTTAGCGACTACCTTGATGAGGCCACTGAATCAACTCTAAACCTTGCTGACGAGGCGCCTGGCGCTTATGCGGTCCTTGAGGACATGGGCCAAAGCCTAGATGATGTTGGCGCTTCAGCCGCAAAAGCAAGTGACGCGGTGGGGGACTTCTTCGGCGGGCTCGCTGACGACGCAGCAAAACTGTCTGCCGAGCTCCAACTGGAAACACTTGGCGCTTCTGAGGGTCTCATCGAGAGAATCCTTGGCTCTGGCGACGAATGGTACAAGGTTTTTGAGGAAGTCACCCGCAATGGTATGGCTTCGGTTCAAGAAGTGCAGGCAATGTTCTTGCAGACCGCTTCAGGCTTTGACGAAGCTATGGATGCTTGGCAGGCAGAGTTTGACGCTTTCACTGACTTCAAAGAAGCAGCGCAAGAGTCTATGCGCGCCTTTGGCGAGTTTGTCCGCGAGTTTGAAATCCTGCCTTCGATTGCTTCTGAGCTTGGAACTTTTGAGCGTGCAGCCGTTGACCGGCTCTCGTCTATTGAGGAGAAGCTAAAGGACGCTTTCGACAACGGTTACTTGCTTGACGAGTCTTACCAGAACCTTCTGAACTACTCGCGCACAGAGTTGGCGGTCTTGCAAGACATTGAGAGGCAACGCGATCAGTTGCTTGCTCGCCGTGACGCTGCTTCTGCGCTCATCAATTCGGTTCAAAAGTCTGTCCAGGAATCCGCCAAAATTACGCAAATCCTTGGCAACGTGCAGGACACGGCTGAGGGCGTAGACGCGGTTCAGTTCGCTAAGCGTGTTGTCATCTCGGGGCAGAGCCTCAAAGAGTTCTCTACCGCTCTTATTACTAACTTTGCAGACCCGATCGAGCAGGCTCGCAGCAAGGCAGATCTGCTTGTTGACGGCTACCGCAGTGTTGTGGAGCGTACACGAGAGTTTGTGGAGAACATCAAGGCTTTGAAGGCTTTGGGTCTTGACCCGCAACTGTTCAACCAGCTTGTGCAGGCTGGCGTGGAGGCTGGTGGGGAGACTGCTCAGGCGCTTGTTGATGGCGGTGCTGAGACTGTCAACGAAATCAACTCTTTGTTTGGCGAGCTGGACGCTTTGGGCGCTGAGCTTGGCGAGAACACGGCACAGGTCATGTATGGGCAGGGTGAGAACTTTGTCAATGGCATTGTGGAGGGCTTGGATTCGCAACTTGGCGAGCTTGAGTCGATGGCTAACTCTTTGGCGGATTCGTTTACGACTACGTTTGAAGAGGTGCTGATTGCGGGTATTGAGCGTGCTATTGCTGCGGCTGAGGCGGCTTTGGCTCGTATGCCTAAAGCGCCAGGGTTTGACTACGCGCCTTCCGGCGGTGGTTCTGGTGGCGCTGGCGGTGCCGGTGGCGGCACTTCTGGCACAAGCCCGATTACCTCGCTAAGCCCGAGGGCAGTAGAGGGCGGTGACGGCGCTCCGCCTATGGTGACGCGTTCAGCCTTTTTTGATTCGGTCCGGGAACAAGTGGTAACTCCGGAACAACAGTTCCTAAGCGCACTTAGCGGGCGACCGGCCGTGCCTTACACTGAAACCAAAATAAACATTTACACTTCTTCACAACCGGACGCTGTCGCCAACTCTTTACGCAGGTTCACCAACACCAACAGTAGTTTCGACTTGAATCGCGCGCAAAACAGGCGAGACCTGCAATGACCGCCCCAACACCAAAAGTCGAAGTAGGGTTTGACCTTTCGGACAATCCGATTGCACCGCTGTTCAAACTTGACGACGCTGTGCAGGGTCGACTGGACAACACGGAGTACCGGCTTGGCGGGACTATCTTCTATGACCTCACAAGCTTTGTTCGCAACATTGACATTAGCCGTGGTCGTACTCAAGCGTTCTCGACGTTCCCGGTAGCTCAAGCACAGGTTGATTTCAACAACCACACGAGAACTTTTGACCCGCTGTACGTCGACTCCCCATATTTCGGTCAGATCATCCCCAGGCGAGAAATCCGCATCTACTTCAACGACATCATTGTTTTCACTGGTTTCATTGAGGACTGGGACTTGGGTTACACCCCTGACGGTGATTCTTTGGCGTCGGCGAAAGCGTTTGACGCCTCATACATTCTGAACACTCAGGTGTTGGACGGGTTCACCCCGACCGAGCAGCTTGCTGGTGCCCGCATCAACGCCGTGTTGGACAAACCGGAAATTGCTTGGCCTTCTGCGTTGCGAGACATTGACACTGGCGGGGTTCTCATGGGAACACAGGTTGTCGAGGACGACACGAACGCTTACGGTTACATGCAAAACATTGCCCAGTCAGATCCTGGCTACGTCTTTATGACGAAGGATGGCAAGGTTGGTTTCAGGGATCGCAGGAAAGCGCCAACATCTGATTCGATTGTGTCGTTCGGAAGTGGCGGTATCGCGTTTGAGAGCGTGCAAGTCGTTTACGGGTCCGAGTTGCTTTACAACTCTATCCACTTGACCCGTAAGGGTGGTGGTGCTGCGCTTGCCGTAGATAACGCTTCTGTAAGCTCTTACGGTAGACGCGACTTGACCATTGACAACATGCACCTCGCTAACGACGCCGACTTGACCCCGATCGCCTTAAGTTACGCTTCTTTGTATTCTCAGCCGGAATACCGGTTCGAGGGCTTGCAACTGTCTTTGGCGAAACTGTCAACCGCCGAACAGGATCAGATTTTCGGTTTAGAAATTGGTGACATTTGCGAGGTAACTTTCACGCCTAATGGTATTGGAGACCCGA